TCAACGGTCGCGTAGGTGGCCACAGGACACCCCCAACCGTTTTATCCGGACGCTAAGACGGGATTAAGACCGGCTGAACGTGACCTCAACCCGGCCACCCGGATTAGCCAAACCAGTACCACCCACAGTCTCCACCACCGCGATGATGTCACCAGACGCCACAACCAGGTTCGCTGCGGTACCAGACAGGGTGAACGCCTTCTCATCGAACTGGGCAGCGTTATTACCCGTCGTGAAAGCGATAGTCCCGATAGCGGTGGTACCCGAACCAGACTGACCACGGTTCTGAAGGGTAAGTGTCCTGGTATTTGTGTTGTCGCCGGTGATCGCGGCCTCAGGGATAAACGACGCCGCCGACACAGTCCCCGCGAACGGGGCCCGCGCCACAACCTGATCCCCCGCAGTACCCGCCGTCAACGCCGGCAACGTACTACCCTCCTGACGCTCAAGAGGTGCAGTCATATCACTTACCACCCTTCAACGCGTCAGTGTTCCGCTCAGCACGCTCCTTAGCGGCCTGAGAGCCCTTATCGTCAGCCTTCGCGGTACCACCGGTTACACCGGCCACCGTGTAGCTGCTGTTCGGTTCCTGGTCCGGGACGGCTCCCCAGTACCCGTGCTCGTGCGCTTCATCGATGGAGACGAACTTAGCGTCTTCCGGAAGCTCGGCTCGCGGATTAGACATTCCCATGTCAATTCACTCCCTCATCAAGCTAACTCGTAGACTCACCTACGGAGCACGGCTGCGGGATAGCGGGTGGCGTCATTCGTGTTATCGTTGTTGATCGTATTCGCGACCTGCCACCCGACGCGGAACGTCAACCGCAAAGCGATCATGTCCTGCTGCGGAAGGTTGTAGACGATCGCCCCGGTCGAATCCTGGATCACTGCTTCGGTGAGCATCTTCATGGTGATGTCCTCGCGGACAGCCACAACGAACTGAGTTGCGAAGTCACCGGCGATAAGCTCAGTGTTGGTGCCTGCGCCGCCACCGGTGGGCCACAAACCACGCATCGGGTAGGCGATCGGCACGCCATCAAGTTGGTTCAGGTCACCACTGACCCGGCCGACGTCCAACGCTTGGCCGGTGGTGTCCCGAGCTGCCCGAAGGTACCGGCGGATCCCGCGAGATGCGGCGTAGCCCGAGACGTCGAACCCGTCCTCCTCAACCGCAGCCAGGACGTTGTCCAGGTCACCGAGGTAGCCACCAGCGGCCGCCGCAGCGGTGCCAGCGGTGACCGTGTTACCAGCGGCGACGGCCGCCGCGACAACGTTCGTGGGGAACGACGACGGGGCGTTGGTGCCGAAGAACACCGCGGTGTCCAGGACACGCGCGAACGCCTCACGAAGGTAGGGTTCCGCGTTGTCCCACACGTGGATCTCGATGTCGGCGGCCACGTTCTCCGGGATCGGCATGATCGTGGCGATTTCCTCAATGTTGAGGAACTTGTTAGTCCACGCCATCTCAGTGGTCTGCTTCAAACCTGTGTCACCGGACACCCAGTACGCGATCGGCAGCGCGGACATCACCGGGAACCGGATCTGGTTCCGCGACACGGGAATGTGCCGGAACAGAGACAGCACCGCGGACTGTTCCACGGCTTTGCCCAGCATGATCCGGGACACTTCCTCCGGGACCAACGCCTGCGCATCGGTGCGTGAGATGACACTGTCATAAACCGCCACGGGGAACCTCCTCTAGTGAGGGTTTGTGTGTGATGCAGTGGTCCCGGCCGTGGCTGTTCGCCGGGCTGCGTGTTCTATCTGGGTCTGATCCCCGCCGCTTGGCGGATCAGGTCGTTCATATTCGGCGGCGCGGAGCCACCCTTACGGCCCTGGTCAAAGTCAGGGGTGACACGGCCGGATAGCTTTTTGACGGACTCGGCGAGTTTTCCGATAGCCGCGTCGTCGGGTTGGCCGTCTTTGAGTAACGTGACCGGGTCAACGAGTTCGAGGAACCCTTCAACGTCCTTCTTCTTGATCCCAGCCTCAGCTAAAGAGGCGTGGACTTGGGTCATGGCCATGCGGGCGTTACGTTCCACATCGGCGACGTCCCGCTCCGCGAGTTGAGACCGCAAGTCGGCGATCTGGTCCTCAACGCTTTTAGCCTTAGCCGCCGCGTCGGCGTTTTCTTTCGCCCGGCCCTCATGCTTACGAGCCAGCGAACGCCACTTCTCCAGATCCCGGCTCAGCCGAGTGACTTCCGCTTGCCAGTCCTTGCCATCCGAGCCCGTGTCGCCCCCGGTGTCCTGGTCGAGCGCCTCGGCTAGAAGCTGCTGCGCCTCACCGTCATCATCGCCATCGTCAACGCTGACGGCGCCCTCGTCTGCCATGTGTTCTCCCGTGTCGGGCATGAAAAAGACCCGCTACCGTGTCGGCGCGGGCCGTTCGACCACCTAAGAGGCGGAAGCTATTTCAGGGAACCGTCCGGGTTCCAGTTATCAGGGATGCGGTTCGTCAGACCTAGGGCGCGGGCGCGTTTCATGATGAACCGGCGCACCTTCGCCCGGCCCTCCTCACCACCCGACGCCCGACCCACCGCCTGAATCGCCTTACCAAGCTCTGTCTCGTTGCGGATCGGGAACCGGCCACCCGAACCACCACCAGGCATGGCCTTACCCTGCTTCGCGAGCTGCTTCCGGGTTTGCGTGTCAGGACCGGCCATCGAAACCTCCCGAGGCGTTGTAACAATCAGGCCCAGCTGGTGCGATGACCAGCGCGAGGGGACTTTGGGAAGTGGGCAGTGATGGGTTTGCGTTGGTCCACACCACGCGTGCTGGGATTCAGCTACGGCGTCCACATCAGAGGCCCACGCCGTGATAGCCCCGCCAGCACGGCCCTCGGCTACGGCATGCTGTTCGGCCTAACAATCCTCGCGCTGACATACCTGATACACGTCTGGTACGTGACCGTGCCGATCGCGGTCATCCTCGGCGGGTTGGCGTTGCTGGGCAAGCTGGCGCAGCGTCGAGAGACGATGCCTCGGCAGGCGCCGGACAAGTCCCGACCGCAGGCGTCGGTGTCCAACCGCCGCTAAGCCGGGATGGCCCGCGGCCCGGTGAACCGGTCACCAGGACGAGCCAGCATTCGTCCGAGCTCGCCGTGTTCGTGGACGATTTGGGTCATGATGTGCCGGTAGTCCACCGCCCGACCACCACGATCAACCACGCCGGTGAGGTCTTTCACCGCCGCGTGAACCTGCTCAAGCCGCTGCGGCTCGATCACCCGGTCCGGGATGCGCCCAAAAACCGGTTCCACCGTGCAATCGCATGACGGGTGGATCGGGTTGAGGTCTGATCGGCGGTACACCTGCGTGGATGCGATCACGCACATCGCGCAGTTCTCCGGGCCGACGAGCACTCTGCGCCATCCCGTTGGGCGTTGCCCTTCGGGGAGGCCTTGCATCGCGGCCTGGGAGGCGTGCGCGTAAGCCAACTGCATGTCGCCCTCGGCGATTTCCTGCAGCCGCACCCGGGCGCCGTTGAGCGCCTGGTCGAGCTGCTGGCCGTCCCGCAGGGCGGTGTAGGCCTCAACGAACGGTCGCTGGTACACCTCGGTCGGGTCCACCAGCCGCAGCCGCGCTCGGGCGACCTGGGGGATCGGCGGCGGGGCGACTGGCCGGCGCAGCGCCTCACTCGCCACCGAGGCGACGTAGTTGCTTGTGAGGGTCGCGAGAGCGGTTTGGGCGCCTTCCACCATCGGAACCGCCGCCGTCGCGAACCTCTGGGCATCCGGGCGGTGCCACGACCCCAAACCGTTGAACATCCGCGTCAGGGCGACGATGAGACGGCTTGAAAGTGAGCGGCGGACGAACGCGAACCTAGCCGGGTTCATTCAGCTCACGGCCATCCAAGCTGTGATGCGTAATCAGCCACCCGTTACTGCCATCGGACCGCATGACCGGCTCGACCAACGGACCGCAGACACAATCGTCACCCGCGAGCTCATGGTCGATGAGGTCGTTCACCGGGTAGGTGTGGACTGAGGTCATGGCGCCGTGGGCTGCGGCGGACTAGGTGCCTGTGTGCCCGTCGGGTTTGGTTGACCAGTCGGGCGGTTGGCAGGCTGGCTAGGTAGTTCACCAGGCGCGGGCGCGGATGCCGCCGCCAGGAACGCGTTCGTGGCCAGTTCGCTACGCAGCTGATCCACCCGCTGCGGTGACCAGCCCACTTCCTCGGCGACCATCGGCAGCGGCACCTGCGCTGCAACTAGCTTGGACATGTAGTCGGCGACCACCGCTGGTTGGAACGACTCCGGGCGCGCCCACACAACCTCACCCTGAGACAAATCAAAGTCGATGCCAGCGGCTTGGGCCATCAGCGCGAGGACTTCCTCCCACGCCTCACCCCACAACGCCATCCGCTGCCGCACCTTCGCCACATGCCCCGCGTCCAGGGCGGCCACCGAGTCAGCGCCGATGTTCACCAGGTCACCCGGCAAGTAGTAAACGGGTGTGAGCGTCACAGCGGCGAAGGCACGCATATCCGCCTCGACACCGCGCAGCATCTGACTGGTGTCGGTCTGCGCGAAGTCCCCGACCCTGGTCTCCGGCTGCCCGGGCTCCGGTGGGGGAACCGTCCAAATCTGATCCGTGCCCGGCCGGAACGGGGACAACGGCAGACCGGTGACGGGGTCCTCGTCGACCTCGTAGTTCGTCATGTACCGCTGCCGGAACGCCGCATAGCGTTCAGCCGACAACCGGTTCAGGATCGTGAGGTTCAGCCGGTTCTGCACATCGATACCGACGTCGAACTCCGCGACCGGCGCCTCACCCTCATCACCGTTCAAAAACGGCACCACCGGCACCTCAGGGAACGACCGACCCGGGTCCGCGCGGAGCTCCCACTGCTGCGGATCCCACCGCAATCGCAGATCGGCGCGTTCCTTGTACTTGAAATCCGACACGGTCTGCCAGTGGTACCGCT